TCAATTGCATTGAGAAAAGTTGCTGATGATTTAGATAAGATTGATGGGGCAGTAACAGCAAGCTATAAAGGACGATTTATTGGAACGGATGAAGAATTAGAAGATCTTGTTAACGAAGAGTCTTGGTTAAAAGCTGATGAATGTATTAGCTTAGGGTTTTGTGATGGAATTCTAGAAGAATCAGATGAAGGCGAAGAAACCAAGGACGAAGAAGATGAAGAAAACATTAAAGATAGATTATTGAACAAGTATAGAGGAACTCAAAAATTAGCGGCTAAGGCAACAGAAGAATCAAAAAATGATGATTTAATGCAAAAGTTATTAAAAATCTACACAGATTAATCAAGCACTTACAAATAAAAAAAATGTAGGTGCTTTTATTGTGTGAAAGAATGAGGGGGTTATATAAATATGAAGAGTTTAGATGCAAGAGAAAGACAAAAGAATGAAATAAAAAATAAAATGATGAACGCTTTAAAGGAAAATAATGAAGAACAATATGTTGCAGCTCAAACAGAATTAGCTGAAATGATTCAAAACGAGTTGATTAGAGATGCTAAAGCAACAATTTCAGCAGATTTGACGAATGAAAATATTATGTTAGCAAGGGGGTTAAATCCTTTAACATCAGAAGAAAAGAAATATTATAATGAAGTGATTGAAGCAGAAGGATTTGAAAATATTGATGCTGTAATGCCTAAAACTGTATTTGAAAGAGTATTTGAAGATTTGAGAAAGGATAGACCATTATTAAACTTAATTAATTTTCAAAACACCACAGCGATAACTGAATGGATAACAAGGGATAGAGATGTAGACAATGCATGGTGGGGAAAACTTTGCGAACCTATAAAAAAGAAATTAGAGACAGGTTTTCAAGTTGAAGACATGAGACTATATAAGCTATCAGCTTATATACCTGTTTGCAAAGCTATGTTGGATTTAGGACCTGCTTGGCTAGATAGATACGTTAGAGAAATGTTATATGAGTCGTTAGCTGGAGCTTTAGAGGAAGCAATAGTTGCAGGAGATGGAGATAGTAAACCTATTGGAATGATGAAGGACCTTAAAGGTGCAGTAGTTGAAGGAAAATATCCAGACAAAGGAGCAGTTAAATTACCTTCTTTTAAAGCCAGAGATTTAGGTGAGCACATAATGGCACCTTTAACAAAAGATGGAACAAGGGTAGTTAATGATGTTATTTTAATAATTAATCCTGTTGACTATTGGAGCAAAGTATTTGGAACATTGGCAGTAAGAAATGCACTAGGAGAATACATCTTAGACCAAACGGCTATAGGAGCTAAAATTGTACAATCTGTAGCAGTGCCAAAAGGCAAGATGATAGCAGGGTTAACAAAAGATTATTTTATGGGAGTAGGCTCTTCTCAAACATTAGACTATTCAGACCACTATCAATTTTTAGAAGATACAAGAGTTTACATTGCAAAACAATACGCAAACGGTAGGCCTAAAGATAATGACAGCTTTTTACTTTTTGATATATCTGATATAGGGGAAACTCCCGTTGAAGGATAAGAGGAGGTGGAAATATTGATTAAAGCTAAAGTTGTTGAAGATATAAAAGCAAATAGATTGTTATGTCTATCTAAAAAGACTGGGGAACAAATGGGGTTGAGACATGCAAAAGATGGTGAGAGACCTGATTTTTATTCCAATAGGGCAATTAAAAATGGGGAAGAAATTTATATAAATCTTACCAATAAAAAAATATGGGAAGCAGAAGTTGCAGAAGATGTAGGGAGTGGTAGACTTTTGGTTCCTTTGAATGAAGGATTAGTAAAAGAACACGCTAAAGAAAGAGTAACTATAGGGTACACTATAGAATCAGCTAAAAAAGGTGAAACAGTTAAATTTGTAAATCAATTAAAGGTGTTTGAAACAGAGGTTCCTGAAGCATAGGAGTGATTTTATGAAAGTAAAAGTCTTGAGACCTTTTAGAAACAAATATTCTAAAAAGATACACAAAAAAGGTGAGGTCTTAAACATAAGCAAAAAAAGATATGAGGAGATTATTAAGTCTCCTCATAAAGACTTAATAAAAAAGATAAAAAGTAGGTGATTGAGTGTTAGAGGAACTTAAAAATTACCTAAGGATTACTTGGAGTGAAGAAGATACAGAATTATTATTTTTACTTGAAAGAGGAAGGAATTACCTTAATAGACTTATAGGTTTAGAACTAGACTATGAAAAAGATGATTTACCTAAAGAGTTGCTTTTTAATTACTGTCGATATTCTTATAATAATTCTACAGAGTATTTTACACAAAATTTTCATGATGAAATTTTATATTTACAATTATATGAAGCAAGTAAAGATTTTGCTGAAAAGAGTGATGTGGATGATACAGAATCTTAAACATGAATCTTATAATGATGGCATCTTAAAGTATGGAAATATTAAATCAAAATATACAGAAGGTAGAAGGAAAATAGGAGAGGAATTTATTCCCAAAGGGCAATTATTTTATACAGAAATGTCCTCTAGAGATACTGATATTTTACAGGCTAGTAGCATGGGTTATGTCATTGATTTAAAGTTAAAAGTTCCTTATAGGCCTAATATTTCAAGTAAAGATAAAGTTCAAATTAATGATAATATATACGATATAAAAAAATTTGATTCAGCTAAGAAAAAAGAGATTTATTTATATTTACAAAAAGTAGGTGTATAAATTGAAAACAGATGAAAGGGTAGTTAAAGCTTTAGAAAAGTTTGAACTACCTGTTTTTTATGCAGAAATACCTGAAAATGAAATTGATGACATGAACTTCTTTTACTTTAGAGAAACGACACTTGAAAGAAGTGGAACAGCTCATTTTTTACAAACTATAGAAGTGGCGTATGTCTCAACTTGCCAAGAAAATTTAAAAGAAGAAGAAATAATAGATTCGCTAGAAAAAAACGGTCTAAAATTTAGACGAGCTAATTACGAAAGGGTGCAGATGGCTAAAACTAATACATTTGTGGATGTTGTAATATTTGAAGTAACTAGACCTCTTAAAAGAGAGAGGTGCATGTAATGGAAATAGAAATTGATTATAGTGACGTAGAAATACTTGAGAAAAAACTGTCTGAAATGGATAAAGGCGCAGAAGAAACAGTTAATAAAGTCTTGCACGATATGGGAGTAGAAACAGTAACACGGGATGTTACAGCTCTTTTACCAGTTTCAGAAAGAAAGAAAAAACATGCTAAATTTAGCAAACCGTTTACACATGAACCAGAAAACTTAGGGTTTATATTTAAAACTAAAGGTGGAGCTGCTAAAAACAAAACTTCCTGGGGATATTTGATATTTCCAGATAAAGGTAGAGGGCCACGCAATCCAGTCGAACAAGATTTTACAGGCAGAGGGATTAAGATGGCTAAGCCAAAAATTATTAATGAATTAACAGAAGTTATTACAAATAAATTGGAGGAGGTTTTATAATGACAGAATTAATTACAGATTTTAGTCCAGTTTCAATTAAAAACGCTTCCGTACAGTTCCTAAAAGGTGGAGTGCAAGAAGAAGGGAAAAGATTTGGTTGTATGGGGACTTTAGAAGCAGAAACAGAAGTTGCAGAAAAGGTTAAGAATTGTGAAGGTTCTGTGCAAACAATCACAATACCTAAATTTATGACAGTAACAGTAGGAGGGCACGTTAAAAGATACGTTATAAGAGACATATTTGACATAAAAACAGAAGGTCTTAAAAAAGGAGTATACAGCTACGGAACTACATCAAAGGGAAGAAGATTTGTTTTTACAGCCGATGTAATAGATGAGTTCGAAGATATTACACAATTAATAGCTTTTTCCAACTGTTCCAATATGACAGGGTTAAGTCTATCTATAGATAACGACGCTGATGAGGTAGCTTATTTAGAACTAGAATTTCAGGCTAACGCAGATGATTTAGGACAATTTTACTATGAAGCTTTTGTTGATGAAGTAGAAGATACAGTAAAAGAACAGTGGCACACTAAATTTAATTCAACTTTAGTAAGCAATGGAGAAGACCCAGAAACACCGCCAGTAGAAGGATAAGGAGATGATAAAAAATGAAGATTAATAAAATTACACTATTTAAACAAGAATTAGTTGAAAAAGATGGGGAATATGAACTAATCACAAAAGACGAGGAAACAGTCCCTTGTGTTGTAACTAATAGAGCCTTGCAAGTTGCTAAACAAATGGGAGTAACTAAATCCTCACTTGCAACAGATCTTTTAAATTTACAACCAGCCGACGAAATTAATGCCAGAGAATTAAAACAGTTGGAAAGTGGCGAGATTAAACCAGAGGATGTAGATATAAAATTAGGGCAATTCGGAGAAATAGAAGATGAAAAGATGCTACAAGCCATATATGTCGGATATATAGGTGGACAAATTTTGTTAGGGAATAGGGAACCTAAATATGACTTTGATGAGTTTCTAGAGAGATATAATGCTGGAGTAACAGAGAGGGTTACCTTATATATGAATTTATTAACAGATGAAAGAAAAAATGAATTTAAAGGTGAAATAGAAAGGTCTACTAAAAAAACAGTTGGTAAAGGTGAAAAAAAGTAAAACCCCTGAAGCTAAAATATGAGTGCGTGGAGGATGTTTATTCCTACTACGTACTCTTTTTAGGTTTAGGGGAAGATTTTTTCTGGAATGCTCCTATCCAAAGTGTAGAAAGGGTAGCGCAAAATAAGATAGCTTTTGAAAATTGGAAGGCAAGCCCTAAATAAGGGGGTGGATAAATGGCAAAAGACCAAGTAGAGATTTCATTTAAAGTTTTTAATGAGGACTTTAATAGAGCTATGAGAGAAATGAGGGGAGATACTACTAGATTAAATAGAGAGTTTAGACTGCAAAAGGAACAAATGAGACTGTCTGGCAGTGAAACCGATAAATTAAAAGCTAGCGTTAATTACCTTTCAGAGAGATACAAACAAGCTCAGCAAAGAGTAAAAGAGACAAGCGAACAGTTGGAAAAAGCTAAAGCTATATATGGAGAAAATTCTGAAGAGGTCAAAAAATTAGAAGGTCAGCTTATTAATGCTCAAGTGCAGGAGCAAAGATTTGCCAACGAGTTAGAAATAGCAAATCAAAAATTAAGAGAAGCTGAAGATCCAACTATACAGTATGGGAAAAATCTGCAGAATGTAGGGGAAAAAATGCAAACCATAGGACAAAAGGCTACTGCTCTTGGGAATAAACTAACTACAAAATTAACATTACCTATTATTGGAGTAGGAACTGCAAGTGCTAAAATGAGCATGACTTTTGAAGAAAACATGGCTAAAATAGGCACTTTAATTCCTGGGCAAAGCGAAAGAATTAAAGAATTAGAAAACGATATAAAGAATGTAGCTATAACAACTGGAAAATCTACTGATGATATAGCGGATGGGACTTACAATGTTATTTCTGCCTTTGGAGATGCAGAGGACACAATGGAAAAGGTAGAAATTAATGCTAAGGCAGCAACTGCAGGAATGGCGGAAACAACAGATGCCCTAAACCTTTCAAGTGCTGTTATGAAAGGATATGGAGATACTACAGCTGAAGCTAATGAAAAGGTAATGGACTTGGCATTTGAAACATTAAGACTAGGACAAACTTCGTTTCCGGAATTAGCAAGTTCTATGGGAAAAGTAATCCCTACATCAAACGAGTTAGGAGTTTCACAAGAAGAGTTGTTTGCAGTATTTGCAACTGGAACTGGTGTAACAGGTAATGCATCTGAAGTATCTACACAGTACCAAGGGGTATTAAAAGCTCTAATGGCACCTACAAAGGAAATGACAGCACTTATGGAAGAAATGGGTTATGCTGACGGTCAAGCTATGATTGAAAAAGAAGGTTTAGGGGGAGCAATACAATTAATAGTAGATAAATCTAAAGAAAGTGGAGTACCCCTACAAAAATATATCGGCTCTATTCAAGGGCAAGTCTTAGCTTTAGCTTTAGCAGGGGAACAATCTGATGTATACGCCGATAAGTTAGACCAATTAATGGACGCAGAGGGTGCTATGGATGAGGCATTTCAAGAAATGTCCGATACAACAGCTTTTACATGGGCACAAGCTATGCAAAAAATGAAGATTGCAGCAATAGAACTAGGGGAAGTGTTAGCTCCAGTTGTAAGCAAAATAGCTGATGGAATTGGGAAATTGGCAGATAAATTTAGGTCTTTAAGTCCAGAACAAAAAGAATCGGTAGCTAAATTTATGGCAATAGTTGCTGCAATAGGTCCAGTCCTAAAAATATTCGGACCATTATTATCTCTAACTGGCAAAATAACAACAGGCTTTGGAGGCTTTGTTGTTGCTCTAGGAAAGGCTGGAAGTTTTTCAGCTTTATTGGCTCCAAAATTATCAGCAATAAAGGCGGGGTTCTCCGTATTAATGGGACCAGTTGGGATTGTTATAGCTTTAGTTGCAGCATTTGCATTTGCAGCATATAAAATTATAACGAATTGGGACACGGTCGGACCATTTTTAAAAGGAATATGGGAAGGAATTAAAAATATATTTATAGGTTCAATAAACTTTATAAAAAATCTTATAGAAGTGGTGTGGGTGGGGATCGCAACATTTTTTGTAACTGCATGGAAAGTAGTAACAACACCTTTTATTTTTGTATGGGAATTGATTAAATCCATAGTGATCTCTGCTATGTCGATTATAGAAGCTATAATAGGGACTGTTTTAGGGGCTGTACAAGTTGTTTGGCAGGTAATATGGGGGCTAATCGGACAACATGTCGTGACAATATGGAATGGAATAAAAACAGCAGTAGCAACCTCTATAAACGCTATAAAAACAGTAATAAGTACAGTTATGAACGTTATAAAAACAATAATAACAACAGTCTGGAATGCAGTAAAAACAGTAACTAGCACAATTTGGAATGTTATAAAAACTATAGTTACGACTGTTGTAAATGCTATTAAGTCAGTTATTACAACAGTATTTAATGCTATAAAATCAGTAGTTGTTATAGTTTGGAATGCTATTAAAACCGCAATTACTACACCGCTTAATATAGCTAAAAACATTGTAACCACTGTAGTTAACGCAATTAAGTCGGTTGTAACCACTGTATTTAATACAATTAAGTCGGTAACAACTAGGATTTGGAACAATGTCAAAAATGCCATGATAAAACCTGTTAATGCCGCAAAAGATAAAATTAGCTCTATTTTAGATACTATAAAAGGTTTTTTTAATAAATTAAAGCTTAAAATACCTAAAATTGAAATGCCGCCTCTGCCACATTTTAAATTAGAAGGTAGTTTTTCTTTAAAGAAAATGACCGTACCTAGATTAAAAGTAGACTGGTATTCACAAGGAGCTGTATTTAAACGTCCTACTGTTTTACCAGGTGGAATCGGAGTGGGGGATGCATATAAAGGAATAGGCAGAGGGCCTGAAGTTGTAGCTCCTATATCAACTTTGTTATCTTATATCAAACAAGCTATGCCCCAGCAAACAGCAGAACCAGCGGTCATAAATAACATAAACTTTAATGGACAATATGGGTTTAGGGATAAAAATGATATTGATTATTTTATGAAAGAAGCAGCAAAACTAATAAGGAGGGAGCGTAGCTAATGAAAATAAATAACAAAGATACTAAAGAATTTGGAGCCATCCTCCTTGACTACAATATAGATAATTCAGAATTAATAACCTATGATGATTGGCTAGACAATAGTTTTAGCCCTTCAACTCATAGACAAGTGTTTAAATTTAGTTATTTAGAGTGTGAATTTTTATTTCAACAGAAGAATGACGATCTAGCTGAAATGATGATAAGTAATTTTATAAAACATTCAAGTACAGCTGAAATAACTATTGACGACTTATCTAGAACCTATAAAGGTGTATTGGATGAAGCGGATAAAGAGAAGATTGTAAAAGGGAAATATGAGTTAAGACTTAAATGGAAATGTGAATACAGTTTTAAAATAGAATCTGATTTTATCCTGGAAGGTAGAGAAGGTTCTATTTTTGTGCCTGGAAACATAAAAACTCCCGCAATTGTAGAAATAATCCCTAAAATCAACTTAATAGATTTGAGTATTAAGGGACTAGGTGAAGATATAACAATTAAGAATTTAAAAGCAAATGTACCCGTGATTATAAATAGTGAAGATGGGCTAATTACAGAAAACGGTAAAAACAAATTTAATGAAACTGATATGTGGGAATTTCCTTATTTAGTTCCAGGTACAAATCAAATATCTATAGATAAGGATAATGTAGATATAAAAATAAAATATAAATCGAGGTGGATATGATGAGTAAAAAAGTTACTTTCAATATAGATGGTGAACCTGTTGTACAAATAAAGCAAGATGGTGGGACGACTATAAAAGGTGGAACTCTAAAATTTAATGAAGAGGTATTACTTGAAGAGATAATAATCAATCTTGAGAACAGAATATCAGTTTTAGAAAACGAAATAGCAACAATAAAGGCGGGTGGATATAATGAGTACAAAAGTAAAAGAAAATAAAAACAACATAAATACAGTAGTAAGTGATGATTTTAATAAGTCTGAACTTATAATCAATAACGATAAAATAATAGTAAAAGTTAATAAAATTCATTAAAAATAAAAAAAATAGCTGGATCTTCATTATGCTAGATCCAGCTAAACGCAAAAGGTAAAAAAAGCAACTATTAAAATCACAAAGTACTAAGGTTCGACCATAATGTAATCACCATCATCTTGTTTTACAAAATCCCAATTAGAGTATGCTATGATTTTGTCTTGATACTGGTGCATTTGAAGTACAAGGCCGTTTGGATAAATTGAATGATTGAATATCTTACCATCTTCTTTAATGAGATAAACATCAACATCATTCATATCTTTTACTCCAGTGTTTGGTGTCTTTATTTCTAATTCACCAGAAGCAAGTACTAATTTTTTATCTAAAGTAATAGCCATTTTTTCACCTCCTTATGGGACACTTCTACAGAGAACGACAAAAACCCTTTTAAAAAGGAGGTGAAATATTTTTTTGAAAAAATAGAAAGGATGATTAAATGAGTACAAAAGTAAAAGAAAATAGCGAAGATATATGCCTATTAGGTGGCTTAAGGGCAGATACAGTATGTTTAGATAACTTGAAAGTAACAAGCGAAATTAATCACTTAATATTGAAAGATATGGTGTCAAGAGGTGATAAAAATGAAACTAACTAATCAAGACTTATTAAATTCTATACCGACCTTAAGGGAATTATCTAAAGAACAATTACCTATCAAAGTATCTTATGTTATTTCTAAAAATATTAAAAATATAGAAGAGGAATTAGTAGTCTATGAAGAAGAAAGACAAAAATTATTAAAACAATATGCTGAATTGGATAAAGAAGGAAAACCTAAGATAAATGACAAAGGACATTATGTTATAAAAAACGAAAAACAAGCAGACTTTAATAAAGGGGTCTTAGAACTGTTAGACATAGAAACAGATGTAAATATATCTAAGATAAATTTAAATGCCTTAGAAGGGCTAAAAATAAGCCCTCTAGAATTGACTTCTATAGATTTTATGATAAAGGAATAGCTCCTACTAAGGAGGTTTTTTAATGTTAAAATTATACAATGTAAATAAAGAAAAAATTGAAGGATTAACCAAATACAAAGATTTAGTAAGGGAAAGAGATTTGAAGAAGGGAGAGGATACTCTCTCTTTTTCTTATCCTAAAAAATTGAGTAAAAATATAAAAGAAGAATGTTACATTGAAACTAAATTTAATTTTTATGTAATTAAAGAAATAGATAACTCTAGTGGAGATTGGATAGGAGTAATAGCAAAAGTAAATATAGAAGGGTTAAAGTCAAACTCATTTCCTCATTTTGAAATGGTAAATAGCTACTTGAAAGACACTCTAAATCTAGCCTTAGCAGGCACAAGTTGGACTATAGGACACAATGACATAACAAAGAGAAGAACTGTAAGAGTAAGTAATAGTACGCCTTTGGAAATTATAGACGAGATAAGAAAAGCTTACCGAGCTGAAATTTTTTATGATGCAATAAATAAAAAGGTAAATGTATACGAGAAGCTTGGAGAAGATAAAGGCGATTTCTTCATGGAGGATGTGAATTTAAAGAGTTTAAATATATCTTCTGATAGCTATGACTATGTGACTAGATTAATCCCCTTAGGCAAAGATGGGCTAACTATAGAAGAAATTAATAATGGTAAAAAGTACGTAGAAAACTATCAATATAGCGATAAAATTATCTATGCCACATGGGAAGATAATAGGTACACGGTAGTAGAAAATTTAAAAGAAGATGCTATATCTAAACTAGAAGAGTTATCAAAGCCGTATAAAAGCTATGAAGCTGATGTAGTAGATTTAAGAGGTGCTAATCTAGGAGATACAATAACATTAATATCAAAAGAAAATGGGGTAAAAGAAAAACAAAGAGTAGTAAAAATAACAGAATATCCTGATGAGCCTTGGAACAATAAAGTTGAGATAGCTAATAAGACTTATACATTCGAGGAAATGCAAAGCGATGTCATGGACACAGTTGAAACAGCGGATACAGTTTTAACTAGTGATGGCATGGTAGATGAAAGTAAAATTGATTTTAATCCTATAAGGCAAGAATTTGTTACTATAATAGCAGAAAAAGCGGATATAGTTGACTTAAATGCGGCGTTAATACGTGTAGGAGAGCTTGAAGCAACGAAAGCAAATATAACAGATTTAGATGCTATAAATGCAAGAATAGATAATCTTGATGTTGAAGATTTAGAAGCAATAAATGCAGACATAACATTCTTGAAAGTAAAAGTTGGAGAGATAGACCACTTACTGGCCGGGAATATCACAGCTGAAAACATTGCGGTAGGAGCTATAACAGCAGGAAGTGGGATAATAGCAGATGGAGCAATAGGAGATGCTCAAATAAATGCGGTAACCGCAGGAAAAATAAAATCTGGTACGCTTGATACTAGTCTTGTAACTGTTGCAGGAGCAGACGGGAAACTTAACATTACAGGCAATAGACTACAAGTAATTCACGAAGGACTTGAAAGGGTGGTTTTAGGTGATGTAAATAGAGATGGTTCTGTTTATGGTCTAAGAGTTAGGGGAGAAGATGGAGAAACTGTTTTATTTGATGAGAGAGGGCTTACTAGAGAAGGATTAACGGATGGAGCAATAGACGATAGTAAAGTGGATGATGCAGCTAATATTCAAGGTTACAAGCTAGACATTAATAGTGTAGCAAGGGAATTCAATGAGAATGGAACTGAAACAATAAAAGGTACTAGGGTACAAGTAGGAGATAGAACACTTGACGTTGAATTATCTACTCAAAAGTTAGCTATAGATGAAAATAGTCAAGAAATAAGCAATCAAAGAGCGCAGATACAAGCCTTAGATGATGCAATAAAATTTAAAGTAGATAATCAAACTTTTAATCAATACAAGGTTGTTACAGATGAAAATATAACTACAATTAATACTCAACTATCTAAGAATACAGCTAGCATAGATATATTACAGGAAGAAATCAATTTGAAAGTAAGCCAAACTGATGTAGAAAAGCTGATTAATGACATTGAAATTGGTGGAAGGAATTTATTTTTAGACACAAAAGATTATGGCTCGAAAGATATGTCTGTTTGGGACTTTAGCAATGATGGAGCTCAAACATACAATGAAAACTTTGGTGGCTTGTCTGTAGTTTATATAACAAGGAATTGGGCAAAAAGGTGGCAAACAGTAGAAATAGAAGGTGGAGAAACGTATACTTTATCTTGCTGGGTTAAAAGCCTTGATGAAGAAGGAAAAGCACAACCTACAAGAGTGGGCAGATTTGGAGATAATGATGAAAACAGCAAAGCAACAATATTAGAGCATCACAATATGTCACATGGAATGATTGTACCCAAAAAATGGACAAGGATAGGAATGACCTTTAAATTTGATGAAAAGTCTACAGTTAGTAGGATTAGATTTGAACCTTATTGTGCTGATTATCAAAATAATCAACCTAAATGCTTAATGGCAGGTTTGAAGTTAGAAAAAGGCAACAAACCCACCGACTGGACGCCTGCTCCCGAGGATATAGAATCAGAAGTAACAGCTATAAATACTAAAGTGGCAGG